ACATATTTCAATGCCAAAAAAACATAAATCTAGTTCAATGAAAAGCAATTCTAAATTTAACCCAGATGATTATCAAAATTTTGTTAATAGCGCGAAGACAAAACAAAAACCGGATAAAGATGATTCTGACTCAGGATCGGAAGTTTCAGAATCATACTCAGGTGGTTCAGAAGAAGGCTCTGAGTATTCTGATTATTCAGATTCTGGTTCCGAAGGGTCTGTTAAACACAAGAAGGATCCAAAACTAGAAAAGCAAGATATTCTTCTTAAACTTCTTGCTCTAGAGAAAAAGGGTATTGTTCTTACAAAAAAGTACTCTATGTCTTCTAAATTATCAGATCTTCGATTTGAACTAGAGCTTCATAAAAATAATGCAGAAGTTGATGCAAGTGTAAAATTTCAACAAAAACTTTTAATGGCGGCTGTAACTGGGTTGGAATTTGCAAATAAGAGATTTGATCCTATTGGTGCAAAACTTGACGGTTGGTCAGAATCAGTCATGGAAAATCTAGATGACTATGAATCAGTTTTCGCAAAGCTACACGAAAAGTATAAAAATAGAGCAGACTTACCTCCAGAATTGCAATTGTTAGTAACACTTGTTGGTAGCGCTTTTATGTTCCATCTAACAAAATCTTTATTTAGTTCAGCTGTACCAAGTGGTTTAAATGATTTACAAAATTCAGAAATTATGAAGAATATTTCTGCGGCGATGGCGCAACAGTCTTCACAAAAACCGACAGTTGCTGGAGTATCGACTCAAGAAATAACAGGTCCTTCTATGAATTTGTCTAGTATGCTAAGAGATACCGACTCGGAGTCTAGTGGTTCAATAGAAACTTCAAAAGAGGTTACTATAAATCAGAAAGGCAAGAGAGCTATAAATTTGTAGAACAATTTTAAAAAAAAATAAATTATAGAATATATAATAAATGGTGTTATATTACAAAAAAGTTAAAAGGGAAGTAGATCTTGATCCAGATGATAGTTCAGAGGAAATTTCAAAAAGATATAATTTGCCCATTGTTACAACCACGACACATGATCCCGTGGGAGCAATAGCGTCAATGAATGATAGACTTCCGTCTAATCAGCATCTTTTTGATGAAATTTATAAAACTCCATTTAGCGACAGAAAAAAATTATATTATAGTTTATTGGAAGATAATTTCAATAATTTGTCAATGGACGATAAATTAGTAGTAATGTATAAAACATCTATACTTAAAAGTAACATCACTAATAATTATATACTATTGTGCTTAGCAATTCTTGTAATAATAGCTCTTAAGTTATGATCTAAGTAGTTTAATTTATATAAACTACCTTACAATTAATATTATTTATAGTGTATCTAGAATTTGTATAGAATAATTTTCTAAATTCTTCTATGCTCACTTTACCACCATATGTATTTAAATGTAATACACTCGGCGCAGGCGTTATTCTAAAATTTGGTCCAAACAATTTTCTATAGAACTGACCTATTAGATAAACTTTATTTTCAAAAGATTTATTATTCATACAATATGATTTTGCACAATTTGGAGAACAAAAATTACCAAATAATTTATAACGATCCAAAGAACTTGAATAGTCAAATGGTAAAAAAAATGGAGTATTTTCAAATGTATGATGACAATTAAAACACCTAATATCAGTCGCTTTTAATTTTATATGGGTTGAATCTACATTATTTACATAATGTCTTAATTGTCTACTAGAATCTTTTTTAACATTGCATGTATCTTCTTCGTCGCTTGATAATTGTATTTCGCATTCTGTGTCTTTTTTATTTACAAAATAGTTGTCTAAACTTGCGTCCTGTTCAGTATCTTTATTGTCATGTACTTTAATACAAAGGTTTCCAAAATTTAATGCATTTGTTGTGTATTTTTCTACATCAATTGTCTCTGATTCTTTAAAACTTACTTTTTCAGATCCTTCAGTGGAATAATTGTTTTTAAATGATGTTGTTTCCCATTTCTTTTTGCGACCTCTTTTCTTTTTGATAGGTTCTTCTTGTTCTGGAATAACTTCTACGGGTTCTTGAATTGTCTTTTTACGTCCCCTTTTTTTAATAGCTTCTTCCATTTTAATAAATAAATTTAAAGAATCTTTATATAATCTAATTAAAAATGTGGACATTATACGCTTTTTCAACTATTGGATTTTTGGGTTATTTTATTCATAAGATTTACAGAATGTTTTATCCATTGAAGTTTAGATCTTTTGAAGATCCTTATGAAAAGGATGAGTATAATCTTCTTTGTTATAGAATTAAATTTGAAGACAATTCTACAATGAATAAACTGGAACTTACAGGTGAAGAAATATGCGAAATAGATGAAGCAAATAAAATTAAATACATCACAATTGAATATATGTTTAATGGAAAACTAATGAAATATATCACATATGATAAAGATATTACATTTCCCTTTTACGTATTTAAAGTTCAGGAACCGAGATTCGCATATTACCCGGAGACTATGATTCTTAATGGAGTAGATGTAACTAATTATCTCACGCCATATCTAGGTCCTTTAACAAATTTTTATAATGACAGGGCTTCGCCTATAAAGTTAGAAGATGCGCTTGCTGAACATCCAGATTTTGATAGTTTTGATTTTAATAACGGAAGTCTTATAATGATTTCAAATGAGACTCCTCTAAATGGAAAGAAGTGCATAACAAAAGAACTCCCATGTAAGTTAGTATGGAAACGTCACGCAGCAGTTGACCCTCGAGATGAACACAAACTCAAAGATTTTGAATTTGTCACAAAAGAAGATTAATTAATTAATTTAAAAGAAAAAATTAATTTAAACCTAAATAATGTCTAATAACGAGATTTTATTTAGATTTAAAACCGTTCAAACAAATGCTATAAGAATTCTTTTTGAATCTTTAAAGAACATCCTTTCAGACGTTAATTTCAAAGGCGATTCTACAGGATTAAAGTTGACAACTATAGATGGAACACAAACTGCTATAGTTAATTTGCATTTAATGAACGATAAATTTGAAGAATACATTTGTGAACGTCCTGTAAACATTGGTATTAATTTATTATCTGTTTTTAAGATACTAAAGGGTATTAAGCATACAGACACGATTTCTTTTACTATATACAACAGCGACGAGAGCAGTATGTTTATACAATCACAAAACAGCGATAAAAAGTCTACTATAACTAGTAAGATTAAGCTTCTAGATATGGATGAAAAGATATATAACATACCGGACATTGAATTTGAATCTTACATAACAATGCCATCTTCTGATTTTCAGACTTACATTTCAGATCTTGCAAATATTTCTTCTGAAATAGAATTTATTTCTAATGCAAATAATTTAACACTTAAGTCTGTTGGAGATTTTGCAGAACAAATGATAGCCATTAACGAAACAAATAATGACATTTCTAACTCAGGAGAACAAACTGGTTTATATAATATTAAATATATACAGTTATTTACCAAGTCTACAAATTTATGCGGTACAGTTGAAATATATCTCAAAACTGGTTATCCCCTGACTATATTATATAATGTTGCTAATCTTGGTCAGATTAAATATTGTCTAGCTCCAAAATCTTAGAATGTCTAGATTTATCAAGTTCTTCATTTACATTTACATTTACATTTACAATTACGTCATCGGCTTTGTAACATGATTTACATTTACATTTACATTTAGTAAAAATTTTTATTAGAATGTCCTTAATGTAAACATAAGTAGTTTTAAATAAATAAGAATTTTTGACTAATTGTAGAACCATTTTTAATTGTTCTTCATCTAGATCTATTTTGAATTTTTTATTTAAAACTTCATCTATCGATAATATAATTATGTTTTCAAATGTATCTGAACTAAAGTTTGAATAATGTTTTTTATTCTTTTTTAAAAACTCAAGTAAATTTATAGTAAGAGGTAAATAATCTATTTTACCATCTTTTAATTCTTCTTCGAATATATCTAAGAGTCCGTTTATTACAAGAATTTCCATAAGTCTTGTATAATACGATTTTGACCGAAGAGTACTTATTAATAACTGCAAGTCTGACATTTACTAATTAGTTATTAAATAATTGTAAAAAAAATAACGTAATAGCAACTACGACACCAGACATACCATCTGTTATAAAAGAATAGGTAAACCCAAGAGGTTCATAGTAATGTTTATTTAATATTGGAAACAGACCAGAATATCTCATAGGTATTCCAACAAGCGCTGATATAAAAAATACTATTACAATCTGGTTAAAAATATTATTTACGTTTAATAAATCAAATGTATAAATTATCAGAATATAAGCAATAGCTCCAACGAAAGCAGCTAGCAAAGCAGCGCCCAATACAGTATGATATTTAAAATAATCTTTTAATGTAGTGACCCATTTCATATTTTCTATACCCAAAAAATCAATGTAACCTTCAGACATAGCTCTTAAGATAACATCCCAGATACCAGTTATAAAAAACACTATTATTATAGTTATTAAACGTTCTCTTGTAAATATTTGTTTCATTTATATTATTATTAAATTATATTATAATATAAATGAAAATTATAATTTTTCTTTTTGCAAACTTCTTAAGGCGCGACTTTATAATTTACAAATATAGATTTAATTTACACGAAAAAGTTCAGGTACATCATATAATTCCATTAGAATTGGAAACCCACATTAATATAATTAATAGCCAGTATGATATAGATTCTGGTTATAATTTAATTTTAATGCCAACAAAAAGGGGTAAGTTAACAATTAATACATCAAGAAGAATACATGACGGTGGTCATCCAAAGTATAATAAATACGTTTATTCTTTATTAAACGAAAATGAAGATCCATTTGAAATAAATAAAATTTTGCGGAAAAAAATAATTAACGGTGAAGAAATTCCTTGGTAGTTAAATATTTATTGAAAAAAAAATATATTTAATTAAATAAAAGAACAATGAAGACTATGATGTTACTCGGTCTTGCTGCTTTAGCCGCGCTTGTATTAGTTTTGTTTATGACAGGCGAATTTAAGAATAAGAGTACTTTTTCCCCAGATGGACCCGTTAGTTCCCAATCTATCTCCGTAGGGCGCGCAAGTCTTGATGAAAATGGATTGGATAAAGTTCTTTATGAAGAACTATATGGAGATCTTCATTTAGGAAAGGGACAGGGAATTGTTGATCCTCTATACGCACAGGGCGGTGGCTATAATACATATAACGTCCCTTATGGAAAAGATGAAGAACCACATTTAATATCTGGAGGCAAAGAGATAACTGGCACTCATCGGGTAAGTGATTATGAAAAGGAAGCGGCAACTGAGAAAGCCGATACAGAGCATTTAACAAGACTAGCAGCTCATCAGCATTACTATAATCCATATACTATGAAAAAGTTCGATATTCACAAGCAACCAAAGCATATGAAACATCTAGATAAGCAATGGGATGAGGATGAGAGAAAGCTCCATGATCTAGCCGGTGCTAACCACGTCCACCACGGCGTTGTATCAAACCATCATACTCGTCATCCAGCAAGCGCCGGTCACTCGCCTCACCATTAAATATCTCTTAATGAATATACATCTAATATCTCAGTTCTCTCTTCTTGAATTTTTTCAGTTTTAAATAAAACAGTAAATTTTTTAGACTTATAAAATGAATGTCTTTTTCTATTCCAATTATTGAATACAGAAATACAATCATTAATGTCTATTACAAGAGCTGGGTTTTTATTTTCTCTTCTAAGAATTCTTCCAACAGCCTGTTCTACATTGCCTTTTGGAGATGCTAATATTAAAGTGTCTAATAATGGATTATCATACCCTTCTGATGCCATTTGATATGTTGCTAATATTATTCTGCATTCATTAGATTTTTTAAGATTTTCCTGTTTCATACCCCCGTAGTATATACCAACAGAATAATGTTCCTTTAATTGTGTATACATAAAATCACAATGTGATTTACGATCTGTGAGTACAAGTATTTTTCTATTACAAATGTAACATTCTTTTATTAAATTTAAGATGTATTCTGTTCTAGAATCTATTTCTGTTATGCTTGTAATACTGGCCGGAGAATTTACTTTGCCGTTTGGAAGATATTTTATAGTTGTTTCAGGGTGTTCATAAAAATTATAAACATGTATTTCGGGCTCTATTATAAGTAATTGAACATTAACGACTGGTTTAAATAAAAACCATTCAAGTACAAAATCAAGTTTATCGGCTCTTTTAAGTGTAGCGGATAGCCCTAAATTATAAAACGAACCTATCTTATAAAATGCGTTTGAAAAAACTTTACTGCAATAATGATGTGTTTCGTCGAAGATAGTAAATGAAAAACAATTGAATAAATCACTGTCGTAGTCTTTCATAGAAATACTTTGTATCATACCTATACATACATCTGGTTCAGTGTTAATCTTAGAGCCTTGGATTATACCTGGTTTTATACCTAGAAATTTAATTATTTGTTCAGACCATTGTTCAAGAAGAGATTCTTTGTTTACTATAACTAGTGTTTTTACTTTCAATAAACTAGCTATGTAAAGACTTGCAAAAGTTTTGCCCCATCCTGTATATAAACATGCTATACAAGAACCATTTTTGATTATAGACGAATGTATTTCCGTAATTACATTTTTTTGATACTCTCTTGGTTCTGCGGTTGTGTTTATATTAGCATACGTGATTTCATTTAGTATTAATTCTCCTTCGGTGTTATAATATCTTGGAATGTACATAAATTTATTTGTTATTTTATAAATTGTATAACTAGTTGGAACAGGGGCACCTGGTATAAAAGGAACAACTGTTAACTTTTTTTTCAGTTCATTATTAATAGAAACTTTACGTCCTTTCATATTAATAATAAATTGTATTTTAGTTTTAAATAAATCAACTTAATAATTTATATATTTTTTAACTTTATTGACCAAGATATATTTACCTCCTCTTGGTCCAACGTGAACTACATATATTCTATTGTTATACTTGTATTTTTGTTTACCAAAATCTGTTCTTTTTCTTTTAGTAGTTTTTCCAGGAAAAGGTATTTTAACTTTATTAAAGTATTGTTTAATTTTATCTAATATTTCATTTTCCATAGTAGAATAATTTGTATTATTTTTGATTATTAATTGAACATCTGCTGCCATTTGAAGAGCAATACTGTCACTGTATTTATTTTTTTCAAAAGGTTCCCTAGTTATATTAACAAAATTAACCCAAGATAAATTCCATCCGTTTATATGAGAAGTATTTCTAAAATAAACCATAAATATGATACCAAATATACTACAATATCCGGGATTAACAGAATCTTCGCCTCTATTTAGGGGTTTTTCGGGAGATACTTGGTCAAATAATTCTTCCGTAATATCTTCCGTTCCTATATAAAATGGCATATTATCTATATCAACTTGTCCATACATATTAACATAACCATTTGCATCAAATATAGCAATTTCTTTTTCTAAAAACTTATTCTTAACTAATATAACAGAATGTGGATCAGGATAAACTTTTAAAGGTAATATATTAGTTGGTGTAGTAATACTAAGTATTTTACTAAATTCTTTTTCTGTGTACATTTTTCCCCTTATTATATTTTTTTCTGATATACCCCCCGCTAAAAACTTTTCTAGTTCAGGGTTTTTTCTATTACATGTTTTCCATATGCTTAATCTACTCATTTACTTTTATTAAATATATATATTTATCTTTTATTTATTTTTTTTAGAATCTACTCTTTTAACTTTTTTACTATCAGGTTTCTTATTTTCCTTTTTCTTTTCTGGTTTCTTTTCTTTATTTTCTGATTTTTTCTTGTCTTTTGTATCAGACTTCTTTTTCGGTCTCTTAACCTGTGACCAAGCTTCGGCCAGTGATATTCCTTTTTTCCATCTTAATTTCATAACTTTAGCGGTTAATTCGGGATTTGGGGCCATTTATGAAATAAAATTCATTTTAATTTATAAATTATTACACAAATTTAAAGACATATTTTATTAATATTTAACATGGTAAAATATCATACATACACAGACCGTACAGTTCGTTATACAAATCGTTGTAACAATAAGTTTAAAAATGAAAAATTTACAGAAATTAAAAAGAAAAATGAAGAAATTTCTTGTCTTCGGCGATCAATCGTAGAAAATGTAAATAAAGTAAAAAGAACTCTTAGTTCTTACAATTTTATTTATAACAACTATTCAGAAATTTATGAAAGTTACAACAAAGTCGTTCAAGAAATTACAGAAATAAAACAAAGTAATCAAAATCTTATAAATCAAAATTCACTTCTTACTACTCAAAATGCAGCTCTTTCAAATGCAAATGAACTTATCAGCAGAAAGAACGAAGAATTAAATACATTCAACGAAGAACTAGAAAAAAAATATCTAAATCTACTAGATGATTATACAGATTTAACAGATAAATACAACGAAATTTATGATGAATACATCGATGTAAAAATTGAAAATGAAAATGAAAATTCCGATAATAAATCAATTTAAAGGAAAAAAAAATAATTATATTGAGTAATAGTATGCAGATATTTGTTAAGACATTAACTGGTAAAACTATTACCCTAGAAGTTGAACCGTCTGATTCGATTGAAAACGTTAAAGCGAAGGTACAAGATAAAGAAGGTATTCCACCTGACCAGCAAAGATTGATTTTTGCCGGTAAACAACTAGAAGACGGTAGAAATCTTTCTGATTATAATATTCAAAAAGAATCTACACTCCATCTAGTATTAAGACTTAGAGGTGGTCAATAAATAAATTTCACTAAAATAATTATATGGAGGCGTAGCTCAGTTGGTCAGAGCATAGGTCTTATGAGCCTAGGGTCGCCGGTTCGAGCCCGGCCGTCTCCATATAATTATTGCAATTTTTTAATCGACTTAGAAATATCTTTCATAGATAATTAATAAACAATGGATTGTTCTATCTGCTGTGAAAAGTTTAACAAGTCTAACCACTTGCAGGTAATCTGTAAAGGGTGCGACAATGACAATTCTGCGTGTAGAACTTGTTGTCAAACTTTTATTTTAGGTGGAACACAAGATCCTATGTGTATGTTCTGCAAGAATCCGTGGGATAGAGATTTTATAAATAAGAATCTTACAAAAAAATTTGTTGACACCGATCTCAAGCAGTTTTCAGAGAATCTTTTCGTAGAAAGACAGATATCACTTTTACCGGATACACAAAACGAAGCTATGAAACAAAAGAAAATAAAAGAACTTACAGATAAAGTATCAGAGGCCAATTCCGAATTGAATCGTATTAAGAAAATTCTATATGATCAAAAAGAGATTATCAGGGCTTATAATCTTGAAATAATTCGTCTTCGCTCTGGTACATCAACATCAGAAACCACTGATAATTTCAGTATAAAATGTCCTTCTCAAGATTGCAACGGTTTTCTAGATTCAAAGTATTTCTGTACTCTCTGTGAGACTAAATTTTGTAAAATGTGTATGGAGATAAAAGAAGAAGATCATGAATGCGATGAAGACACGAAAGCTACAATTCAAGCTATAAAGAAAGAAGCAAAGCCGTGTCCCGGATGCGGAGAAATGATCTCCAAAATCGACGGTTGCGATCAAATGTGGTGTGTAAAGTGCCACATTCAATTTTCTTGGAGAACTGGTGCTCAGATTACCGGTTATAATCATAACCCAGAATATTTTCGCTGGATGAGAGAAACTGGTCAGCAGATAAATCGTAACCCATATGAAGCAAATAGACAAATTATGTGCGGTGTAGCTCTTGATGATTACACTATAACGAGAATAGCGTCGAATGTTTTTCACAATGATAAGAATAATGTGATGTGCTTCCAGATTCTTTACAGATTCTATAGACATGTTGAGTACAAACTTACTCATGCTCAACACGATGAAAATAATGAAGCTGAGCTTAGAAACCTACGAGTTAGGTATCTTCTCGGAGAAATTACAAAAGATCAATGGAAACGTACTTTGCAACAAGTTGACAAAAAAACTAAGAAAATAATAGCATACAATAATATATGGCGACTTATTCAGACTGTTATGACAAGTTTTATGGAACAAATCATAACGTGTTCTAATGAAAATGCATCTCCTGTAGAATATCTAAAGATAATTAAAGAAGCACGAAGCTTCAAGGTATACGCAAACGATTCTTTTTGTAAAGCATGTTCTGTATTCGGTTCTACGTCTTGCCCCGGAATAGACGACCATTGGAGAGAGATATACAATTATAAGAAATATTTAAAGAAGCGCACACAAAAGCTTAATACTTCTGGAACATAAAGCTAAAATTTAAAAAACTACAAGCCATTTCTTCTTTAGACATTTGCATACCTGTGTAATTTCTATTCCATTCGTGGAAACTTAAAATACGTACTGGATACATATTAAATTCTTTACATTTGTCAATTAGAAAAGCTTTTGATAAATAATATTCTCTTGAAACACCTCGATATTCAAAGTATGTCTCTCGAGATGTTTTTTCGGAGTTTAATGAAAATTCATACATATCTTCAGAGATGTATTTTAGATTTATAGCACTTTTTATTATAGCCGGTGTATTTTTAAGATTTTGTTTTATAAGATCGCCGTCTGTAGCAGTACCTATAAATATACCTTTACTTTTCAACTTTTTAGATATCATATTAAGGACTACATTTATGTCTTCTACAAAGTAATGAAATGAAAACTGACAAGACACTGCGTCATACATAGTGTTACAATCTTTACCGTTTAGCAAATTTAATATAAATGGATCGGTTGCAGACATATGCCAGAAGTAACACTTAAGCATATTCATTTCAGACTTCACACTGTTGAATCTTTTAATTGCACCATCAAAATCGTTTTTTTCATATATAGATTTAGCATCACTGTCAAACCCTGTTACGTACTTAAATCTAGCCTTTGACCATTTAAATATATCTCCACCTCTTCCAACAGCCACGTCCAATAATTTTGACCCATTTGTTATTCTTTTTGATTCAAAGATTAACTGTTGTTTTATCCAGTTGTGAAATTTTCTAAGAGGTTCGCCAGTCTCAGAAGAAAATTCTATGTCATTCAGATTTCCAACTTGAATGGTCTCAAATACAAAATTTGCCATTTCTGAGCAACTCTGCATAGTATTCGATATTATACTATGTAGTGTTACCTATAAATTATTTTTTTATGTAATATTTTTTATTAAACCATACTGATTTCTGTATCGTCTTCCATACACATTATTGCCATTGCAGCGTAATTATGAAGATCCATAAGAGTGTCTTTAAGAGTTTCGTCTTCAACAGAAATTTCAAGACCTCTTTTTGAAATATTTGTGAATCTAGACATCTTATCTGAAATTCTTACTAATACACCTACCGTACCATGTTGTGCAAATGCGTCACCGTAGTCTTTATTCTTCTTTTCAAAAATTTGTTTACATTCATTTTGAATTTTTTCTAGCTGTGTTACGCGGTCCATTTATAATATTGTATAAATTATATCTTTAAATGTATCCACATTTTTCTACAGTTTTTCCGTCAAATTTAAAAGGCATAGCACACCCATAAACAAGATTTGACAATTTAAGTCTTTTACATTCCTCTTCTGATGCATGAGGGTTTATAAATTCATTATTAGATTTAAGCACGGCATGTCTAAATATTCCGCATTTAATATCAGAGATGTGTACTTGACATAAACAATTACAATTTGGACACTTAAAATAGTACATCTCCTGAGACTGTATATAAGTTATTTTATCGTCTTCCATAAAAAATTTACAATTTTTAATTGTATTTAAACTTTAAATTTAATACATAATTGTAAAAAATGAAGTGCGACTGTGGTTACACTGCTTTTTATTATCAGAAGTTCGCAGATAATAAGAAATGGAATGTTTACGAATGCGGTCACGCTATGATAGAGTCTAAAAAGAAAACAAAATGTGACATGAACATTTGTGAATACATCTCTGAAATAAATTGCCCAGAAACAAAGAAACACATTGTACACATTCAGAAAGAAAAAATTGAGGTCGAAAAACTTTACAGAGATGATCTTCAAAAATACATACACCTATGCGAAATTACGCAAAAGTTTTCAAAAAAATATAGATGGAATTACATTTCAAACATTAATTTTTTACTTAGAAAACTTAACTTTGACTTATATTTTGAGGATAAAGAAACTCTTGAAAGTTTAAAACATCGCATTAAAAATAAATGTGTACCCCGTTTAATTAAGAAATCAGAATTTCCTATAAAACTGGTTGATTATCCGGATTATTTAGCTGTTCTTAAGAAAGAACCTATTATAATTGAAAAGAAAAAGAAGAAAACTGAAAAAATTAAGAAGAAATCTGAAAAAATTAAGAAAAAGCACCTTTTACTTGAAGGGAACGATCGGGAAGAAAATGAAAATGAAAATGAAAATGAAAATGAAAATGAAAATGAAAATGAAAATGAAAATGAAAACAAACCAAGAGAAGAAATACTACCTTCTGACGCAGAATCTGATTCAGAAGATGAAGGCGATAATACATTTGACGTCGACAATTATGACTCTGGAGAAGACTATGAAGATTTTGACGACGGCGGTGCATTCAGCGATTAAAAATATAAATAAATAGTAAAAGATGTTATCAAAACTTTTGGACGAACAGGGTCAAACAAAGATAAAAGATACATTAAACGATGTTACATTTCCTATTAAATTTTATTGCATAATAATAACAGTTCTACTGTTGTTAAATGCATTTTATTTGTATTTAATTTGCGAAAAACTCGGTAATTAATATAAAAAAATAACTAATTTAAAATTATAAATGCTTAACGTTTCGGATCAAGAAATTCAGTTCTTTAAAAATGACGTCACGCAATATAGCGAACTAGATTCACAAATAAAAGAGCTTAAAAAGAAAATGAAACCTCTGCAAGATAAAATTAAAGAACTTACTAAGATTAAGCAAGAAAAACAAGCAGAAGTTTTGACTTTTATGGAAGAAAATGAACTTGATATGTGTAACATAGATACAGCCTCTTTTGAACTTAAGAGTACAAAAAATACTAAGCAAATTACAAAAGGAGATGTATATGACAGGTTGTATAAGTATTTCTCTGAAGATACAGACAAAACTCATGGAATGTCTGCAGAAGAAAAAGCAAAATTTGTACACGATTACATCTACATCGAAGGCCGAGAAAAAACTATAAATAAAGCTCTAAAAGCTAAATAATCAGTATACAAACGGAGAAATATCATCTATCTCTGAATCAGAATCGGAGTAATAATCATTTGGTTCATACTTGATTTTAGATATCTGTTTTGCATACATCTTATAAGTTAAATTTTTAATATCACTATTATTAACTTTTAAAAGTGCTACTTCAGATGTGTATTTATCTTCTGTAAAATAAAATACTGTTAGATTTTTACAATTGGGTTCAACATTATATAAGATTATATATTCATCATATCTTTTACAATGTTTATATTCTTGAAAATAACATGGGTCGAATACACGTTGTGTCGTGTTTTTTTGGCTAATTTCACCATTTTTGTTGAAAACAAGAAACGCTAGCGTTTTCATTTTTCCATTATTAATAAGAAAATATTATTTTTTTACAGGTATTAACGAGTATAAATTTCTAAAAATATTATTCACTAAAAAATCATATAAAAAAATATTTTATATAAAATTATATCAGCTGATGTCTATTCTTGAAGCTAACCGTCCTTGGAGTAATGAAATAAAAGAAAGAGTTAAAAATGCAGACAATGATGAAATTATGAAATATTTTGAAGATCTAAGTGCTAAATGGACAGTTAGTAAGGGAAATCCAATAGAAGAAGCATGTAAAAGATTAAATATAACTTCTATAGATGGGATAGATACATCTGTTCTCCAAGTAGAACTAGAAAAAGCTATATTTGAAGCTACATTAGTATACACTAAATTTAAAAAGTGTATAGAACATTTCGAAGAATATTCTTCACGCTGGGATAAACTATATGAGGTCATCTTTTACTCAGAAAGACTTATCCGGGATACATATCTTTTGTTTAAAACATGTGAACCTGGGCATAATTCATTATCTAATGAAGATCCAGATGTTTTGTTTAAATACACAAGATTTACGGACGATTCTAAAAAGACGCCTTATCAATGTCTTCTTTTATACTTTTTAGAAACCATTTCAGAAGAAGGATTTACAAAATGCGGCGGTAATCTTTATAAACCTCTTATTAAATATGGTAATAATACACATGCTTGGAAGAAGCAGTGTTCTATTAAAGAATACATATATCAAAAAACCGATCATAAAATAAATTTTAATCAGTGGAAAAATGCAACAGCAAGCGGTGGTAGTAATATTAATAATGCTGAAAAATATTTCAATGAATTTGTTGGCCCAGAGTTACCAACTCTTGTAAAAGATCGACACCTTTTTGCATTCAAAAACGGAAATTACATAACAAAATATAACACCGCTGGTCCCGATGAAACACCTGTTTATACAGATGTATTTGTTCCTTATGGAGAATCTCATCCTTATATCACTAATTTTTCAGTTGCATGTAAATATCATGATTCAAACTTCGATAATTTTTTACAATACAGCGAAGAAGACTGGTTCAAAATAATAGATCATTGCCCCACCTTTAAAAGCTTGTTGGATTATCAAGAATTTACAGAAGAAGTTCAAAGATGGTTGTGTACATTCATGGGGAGAATGTGTTTTGACATCGGAGAATTAGATAACTGGCAAGTACTTCTTTATCTACTTGGTCAGGCAGGTGCCGGAAAAAGTACAATTTTAATGAAGATTCTTCAGAAATTTTATGACGAAGAAGACGTGGGAGTAATAGCTAATAATATAGATGCAAAATACGGTATTAAACCACATGCTAATAAATTTATGGTACTTGCACCTGAGATAGCTGAAAATTTTAAGATGGAACAGACGGATTGGCAACTTATTGTAGAGGGCGGTAGAAATACATATTCAGAAAAGTACAAAAATGATGAAACAATAGATTGGAAAGTACCAATGACTATGGGAGGTAATAAAATAATGAGATATAAAAATAATTCAGAAAGTGTATCACGTAGAACAGCTGTTGTGAATTTCTGGAAGAAAGTAATGAACACTGACACAGAAATAGATAAAAAATTACTCAAAGAACTTCCTTTTATAATGAAATTGTGTATTCGAGGATACTATTCTGCGCTTAATACACATGGCAAAAAGGGTATCTGGAATATATTACCAAGATACTTCCATGAAAATAAAGAAGAAATGGAACAGACTACAAATTCACTGCAAAATTTCTTGAAATCTGGTAAGGTAGTATTTGATAAGAAATTGTATGTACCAATGAAAGTATTTTCTCAAGCGTTCAATGATCACTGCCGGGAAAATAATTTACCACGGGAACAGTTTACAAAAGATTACTTCATGGCTATATTTACAAATAATAATATTAAAATTATACAACAGGGCACACGAGAATATCCAATTAATTCGGGTATATCACTTAAAAGAACTACATTCTTTACAGGAATAGACATCCCAGGTGACAACAACGAAATTGATGACCCCGAGTAATGCGTTTTTTTATTAATATTTTAAACATTTACAATAATGTAAATGGGCAGCGATACTAAAGTAGCAGAAGACTCTAGTCTAGTTTATACAATTCTCTTTGTATGCATATTAGCTGTTTTAGCATTTTTGATTTATAAATTATACAATAAGGTAAATGAATTAGCAGAAAAGGTTGAAAATATGACTAAGCCACCGCCTAATCCAGAACAAAACAAACCTCGGTTAAAAGAAGATACCCCTAAATTAGAAGAAGTAACAAATTCCGAACCAGGACCAAGTAAAACATTAGAACCGATTAAGGAAAATTAAACAGAAGTTATTAAAGACAATATAACTTTTTGATAATAATTATATTCTTCTTCTGAAATGTATAAATTCCAGTTTATTGTATTTAGTAAATGAACTTCTAAAGGACCGGAGTCCTGTATTTCTAAATCTGAACAATATTTATTGGCCAATATTAAACATGTTTCTAAAACTGGTTTAATATTTGCATTTGTTAATTTACAAATTTTATTATATCTATTCATGTAAATCATTGCTACTATTATAGTACATTTGTCAAAAACTTTATTATTCTTATAAAAATTTGATATAAAAGAATATATGTAACACTTATTTGTGAATATACTTATTATTTTATGAGATACATTACAAGACACATTTGAATCTATTATATTATTTATTTGATATAAAGTAAGCATTAATATAAAAAATCATTATTATTTTGCAACAAAATAAAAATTTGATTTAATACAAATTTATATGCGTTTATATCATTTCCGCCGGTAACTATAATACTACCCGGTCTAAACATTGCACAAGTTATAATACTTTGATTTATAGGATTTGAAAACTTAATATTTATACCCGGATATTTACTTGGATTAAATGAATACATCTTAATAGATTCCATTTCTTTTGAATCTAAAAATTTACAAACATTTGCTTGCTTTATATTTTTGTCTATCTTGAAGTCTGAATTTATCATGCATATTCTTACATTTGATATAAAAGCCTCAGATGCAAATGCTGAAAGGTTACATAGTCTTCTATATATTTTTCTTATAGCGTATGTAGCTGACATGACATTTAATACTCCGGCTAACTGCATATTCCCATTTGAAAATATCTTGATAGATACCCTATTCTTAGATTGATACTTTACACCTGTGTATGTATTTATACAATTATAAAAAGTTTTACCTGTTATTTCTGAACAATAAACGTTTATATACTCTTCTAAATTTATACCGCTATTGAAACTACAACAGACCGTCATAGTTGAAATACCCCAGTTTTTTATTAAATTAAACTTTTCAAGTTGAGTTATACTTTGTAGCTCATTGTATGTGTCATAAAAATTACTAAAGTTTTCATTACATATACAATCACTGTGTTTGCATTTAGGATCGCAAATTTTGCAAAAATCAGTCATTTGATTCTTTATATTACAATGTAAGTTTTCTTTATATTAATATTTTTTAGTAATTTACGACCTCTATTAGTTGAATATAATCGAGTATCACTCTATTGTCCATAGATTCTCTGCAAGCTTTTAGTATTATTTCAGAGTCTTCTCTTGAATGATTTTTAATTAGGTAATTAATGTAATATATGAATCTTGGTAATATATTATTATATATTTCCTCTAAAGAGATTTGTTTATTTTGAACTTCATTTAAGATGTCATATAGACAGTAAGTTATTATATTTAAATCTGTATTTTTAATCATACTTTTTGAAATAAGTATCTTATTAGTAGTCTTTCCATAGTAGTATCTTATTAATTTGTTAATCTGCATTAATTTATTATCTTTTATAATTTGTCTTGTACACGGATCTCTAAAGTCTTGTGTCTTATTTAAATATTCGACGAATGTATAAAAATCGTAATAGAAAAACTTATCATTTACTTTTATAGAAATAAAAGGATACTTTAGAGATTCGTGACATATAGGACAAGTTTTTTCATTTATTGTATTCTTTCTTAAACTATCCTGGATGATTTTAGCTGCGTTATATTTTTTTAATAAGACTAAAAGATAATCTTTATTATAATTTGATATATAACGTATACCTTTTATTCTACACAAATTTCTAATTGCTTTAACAGTAAAAAATTTTGAATAAGATATCAACATCACATTTAATTATAAAATATATTTTTAAATTAAATGACTTGAATTTAAAAATGTGTTTAAAAGAATAAAATATTTAATTTATAATGTCTTCTTTTAAGATTTCTAAAAAAACAGTTCATACAGATGCCAGAATGTCTATAATAGCAAAACATGATAAAACAATAGAAAACATAGAAAAAGATAAAAAAAATATAAATAAGTACAAATCCGAGTTAAATTTATTATACAAAGCTAGAACTGTTAATAAATTTAACAGGGAAATTGAAGCTAAAATAAAACATTTAGAGGAAAAAATAAACGACTTAGAGACAGATAGAGAACTTTCTGATTATCTTTTTAGATCTATGGATTTTATAAGAGAAATAGACTCAGAGGAGCATACAACAGAATGCAATAATGACGGCGAGATATTTAAGTACATCTCATTAGATTCTACTAATAATAAAGAAGAAATGTACAAAAGATATATGGCAAAATGTTTTCCAAAAGAATCTAGTGGATATATAGAAAAAAGGCAAAATAGTTACATTTGTAGAGACTGTCAATGTAGTACTGTTCATGACTCATCGTCTGGACTACTAATCTGTTACAATTGTGGTCTAACTGAAACTTTTAATATTTCAGAACTTCCAGAATGGAATCATGCTGAAAATCATGAGTATACAAAACCATATAGTTATAAACGAACTAATCATTTCAAAGAATGGATAACCCAAATACAAGGTCGAGAAGGAACAAATGTACCAGAAGAAGTAATTCAATTACTAATTTTAGAAATCAAAAAAGAACGCCTCACAGACAAAACTTTGATTACGTATTATAAAATCAAGGAATTTCTTAAAAAATTAAAATTAAACAAGTACTATGAACATATACCAAATATCATTCATAAAATAAGCGGTAATAAACAATTACATATATGTCAAGAATTAGAGAATAAGCTTATAGAAATGTTTAATGAAATTCAAGAACCGTTTGAAAAGCACTGTCCAAAAAATAGAAAGAACTTTTTAAGCTATTCTTATACTTTATATAAATTTTTTCAACTACTTAACAAACATGAATATCTAATTTACTTTCCTCTTCTAAAGAGCAGAGAAAAACTATTTGAACAAGAAAATATATGGAAAGGAATATGTAAAGATCTAGATTGGAAATTTATAAAGTGTATATAATTTATAAAGTGTATATAATTTATAAAGTGTATATAATTTATTTAATGTGATGTAGTGTAATGTAATGTAATGTAATGTAATGTATTTAG